AGCCGCGCCCAAGTCGGGTCCCAAGCAGTGAACCCGTCTGATTGGGAGTTACTGGCGCGCTTCGGGCCGTGGGCGCTGGTGCTGGCTGGTGCGGGCCTGCTGTTCTGGCGGGTCCTGTCGCTGATCGTACAGGTGGTCGAAAACAACACCCGCGCCGTCACAACGCTCTGCGAGCGGAGCAGCAACACCGAGGCCCTCGTCCGGACCAGCACGGAACAGCTGCAGCACGTGGAGACCAAGCTCGACGCGGTCAAGGAAAGCGCCGCGCGTATCGAGGGCTGGGTGGCGCCGAAGGTGAGCGGGCCGCCTGGCCAGCAGCGGTAACGCATTCTAGGGTTCATCTCCTTCTCCTTGCCGGGGCACCCGCGTCGCGTGGGGCAGGCGCGGCGCGGATGGCCTCGGGAGGACGCGCACACGTTGGCGCGCCAACAGCCTCGCAGTGTGAGGCTTCGTGTAACCATCGGACGCAACTGGCAGCAGGCTGCGCCTGGCCATGAAAGTATTAGTTTTTGACAAGGTTTTCGCATGACGTTCTGTCGCCCGTACGAGCTGGCACACGCCTGCGAGACGGCCGAAGTCGCGGCCCTGCTGGCCAGGCTGTCCCCGCGCCAACGCCGCGTGCTGCGGGCCTATATCTGGCAGGTGGAACTCGGGGAGCGGACCGTAACCGACTGGCTGGCCGATCCGGCCTGTCCGGTCTCATCGGCCGTGTGGTACCGCGGCGGCACGAGCGCGCATTACTGGCATTGTGTCGACTTTGCGAAAGCGCGTGACGCCTATCTGCAGGCCGGCCAGCGCTGGCAGCTGGGGCAGGAACAGCGCCAGGTCGAGCGGGCGCGCGACGCGCTGGTACGGGCGGCGCCGGCGGCAGCCGAGCGGTTGATTGAGGCGGCTCAAGCTGACCCCAGTGCGTTCTATAAGGTGGTCGAGCGCTGGACAGACGCGCCGTTGCCTACCCAGGAGATCATAGAGGAGATGATCTCTACCGACGCTGACGGCAAGCCCGCGCGCCTGTACAAGGTGCGCTGTATCGCGTTGGACACGGCGAAACTCACAGACCCGCGCTACACGCGTCTGGTCAAAGAGATCACAGACAGCCCGCGTAACGGCCTGTCGCTGAAGTTGCACGACCCGGTGCACGCCGCCGAGAGCATCTTGGACCGTGCCGACAAGCAAACGGCCGGCAAGGGCGAACGCGAAAACAGCGGCACTATCGTCGTCAAGACTGTCAACGGCGCTTCGCTGGATGATCTATGACCACTTACTGCATCGTGGAGCAGCCGGCAGGCGCCAGGGGCGGCTGGCAGCCCTACGGGGCCGCGGTCGCATTGTGGCGCTGCAAGGACCATGAGGTCATTATCTCCGGGCCAGCGCAGACCGGGAAGACCTTGGGGTGCCTGCAGAAGCTCGACGCGCTGGCCTGGAAATACCCCGGCGTACAGCTGGCGATCGTGCGCAAGAGCTACAAATCGACGGTGACGAGTGTCCTCCAGACCTTCGCCACCAAGGTGCTGGGCCCGAAATCGCCCGTGCGCCCCTTCGGCGGGGCGCACCCAGAGTGGTACGACTACCCCAACCGCTCGCGGGTCTTCGTGGTGGGCATGGACAACTCTGACAAGATCCTATCGTCGGAGCGGGACGTGATTTACGTCAACCAGGCTGAGGAGCTCACGCTCGATGACTGGGAGAAGCTCAGCACGCGCTGCACGGGGCGGGCCGGCAACATGCCCTATGCCCAGATGATCGGCGACTGCAACCCGGGCGCGCCCTCCCACTGGATTTTACAGCGGCGCGACGCCGGCGCGCTGGCTTTCCTTGAGTCGCGCCACGAGGACAACCCTACGCTTTTCGAGCCGACCACCGGGCAGATCACCGAGCTGGGCACCCGCACCATGGCCGTGCTGAACGCGCTGACCGGCGTGCGCAAGGCGCGGCTGCGCCAGGGCAAGTGGGTGCAGGCGGAAGGTGCCATCTATGAGGGGTGGGACCGCGCGCTGCACCTGATCGACCGCTTCGAGATCCCGGCCGACTGGCAGCGTTTCCGCGCGGTGGACTTCGGCTACACCGCCGCCTTTGTCTGCCAGTGGTGGGCCGTTGACGGCGATGGGCGCATGTATCTGTACCGCGAGCTCTACATGACGCACCACACGGTCAAGGTGCACGCCGGGGCCATCAAGGAGCTATCCGAGGGCGAGCGCATCCAGACCACCGTCTGCGACCACGATGCCGAGGACATGGCTACCCTGCGCGAGAACGGCATCGCCACCCGGCCAGCCGAGAAGGCCGTCAGCGTGGGCATCCAGCGCGTGCAGGAGCGCCTCAAGAAGGCCGGCGACGGCAAGCCCAGGCTGTTTATCCTGCGCGACAGCCTGGTTGCGGTCGACGAGGCCCTGCGCGAGCTGAAGAAGCCGATCTGCACTGAGCAGGAGATCGAGGGCTACGTCTGGGCCAACAAAGCGACAAAGGAGGAACCGGTCAAGGTGGACGATCACGGCTGCGACGCCATGCGCTACGCCGTGATGTACCTCGATCGCAAGGGTGTGGCCGGCATTCTGCGCCACGAGCCCGAGCCCGAGCCGCTCGGCGAGCCGGCATTCGACCTACCCCTGGGCCGGCGCCCGATCCCGCACGTGGAACCGGATCTTGACGCCGAGGCTGAGCCGCCGGCCGCGCCGGCGCCCCGCAGCCTCTTCGGGGCGGCTATGCTGGAGGACGGCTGATGCACTGGCCCTGGGCGCGCCGCCAGACCGTGCCACGGGCCGAGACCCGCCAGGCCGTCACCGAGCAGCTGACGGCCGGCCTGGGCGAGTTCGAGGCCCGGCGCCAGGAGCTGAAGGAACAGTTCCCCGAGCTGGACTACGAGCGCGCCGAGGCCCGCCAGGCCGTCACCGAGCAGCTGACGGCCGGCCTGGGCGAGTTCGAGGCCCGGCGCCAGGAGCTGAAGGAACAGTTCCCCGAGCTGGACTACGAGCGCGCCGAGGCCCTGGCTGCCGCAGTGGCCGAGATGGCGCGCGGGTCGAGCGCGGCGGTGCCCTTCCAGGTCCTGCAGCTGGCCCTGGGCGAGCTGCGCGAGGCCCAGGCGGCCAAGGGCGCGGTGGATCCCTCGCGCACGACCTACCCTATGTCGGACGCCATGTCGCAGATGACCTACAAGGTCGGCGGCCACGACGTGCCCAACCGGGCGCGCAAGATCACCCTCTACCAGACGTTCATCCAGGAGACGGCCGTCAGCATCTGCTGCGAAGCCATCGCGGGGCGGCTGGTCTCCGGCGGCTACGTGCTCAAGCCCGGCGACCCGGACGCGCCCGACGAGGCCAGCAAGCAGCCGCTCGAGGAGTTCGTGCAGAACTGCAACCCCGACGACGACTTCGACGATCTGGTGCACGACGGCGCACAGGACCTGCTCTGGGCTGGCGAGTGCTACTACGAGGTGACCTGGAAGCACTCGCCCGCACTCGGCCGCCAGGTGCCCTACGAGCTCTTCTCTGTGGACGCCATCTCCATGGACTACGTGCTCGACCCGCAGTCCAAGAAGTTCATCACGCAGTTCGTGCAGACCACCGACGACGGCAAGCAGGTGCGCCTGCAGCCCTTCCAGATCATCCGCATTTGGACGCCCGATCCGCGCAATCACCTGCGCGCCCTGGCCCCGCTCGAAAAACTCTTCAATCCGACCACCTGGGATACCTACATGCAGCTGCACGAGCAAAAGCTCTATGAGCAGGGCAACCTGGCCAACCTGTGCATCACGCTCAAGAACGGCGACGAGACCGAGGCCCGGCGCCTGTACAAGTGGCTGACCGAGACCTATTTGGGCGTCAAAAACGCCTGGCGGCCGAAGGTCATGTGGGCCGATATCGAGACCAAGGAAATGGCCGGCCAGGAGAAGCTGGACCTGCTGCCCCGGCGCAAGTTCGCCCGCGAGGAGATCTTCGGCGTCTACCACACGCCGCCGCAGCTGGCCAGCCTCGTCGAGAGCGGCAACCTGGGCCAGTCGGGCATGACCGACAAGATGGACAAACAGTTCGTTCATACGGCGGTCGATCCGCTGGGCAAGCGCATCCACAATCGTCTCAACAAGCGCCTGACCGTCGAAGGGTTTGGCATCGACGACTGGAAGATCGGCTGGAGCTACGCCGATTTCCGCGATACAGCCGAGGTGGTCAAGGCCCAGGACATGCGCATCCGGAACGGCTCGGCGACCATCAACCAGATCCGCGCGGACAACCACGAGGAGCCGGTGGTGGGCGGCGACGAGGCCGTGTTCGCCCTGGCCCGCGAGCTGGTGCGCGTGCGGGATTTCCCGCAGGTGCAGTCCAGCCAGGTGGCGGGTGGGGATGCCGCGGCGATCACGCCGCTGGCCGGCGGGACGCCCGCCGGCGGCAAGCCGGCGCCGCAGGCGGCAAGGCCGCAACAGCGACCACGCGAGCACTTCGACGAGGCGGCCTTGCTCGAGGCCGCGCACGATTACGGTTCGGCGCAGTTCGACCTGCCGGACGATGTGGCAGCGCAGGTGCTGGCCTACGGGCGGACGATCCCGGACGCCGCGCTGGCCGAGGACGGCCGCGAGACGCGGCCCCATGTGACGGTGCGCTATGGGTTGACTGACCCTGCGCAGGTGCAATGGTACGCCACGAAGCTGGCCCCGGCGCTGGCCAAGCTTCAACCAGCGAGTTTCCAGCTGGGGCCGACGAATTGGTTCGAGCAGGGCCTGTACGACGTGCTGGTAATCGACGTTTTCGGGCGCGACCTGGAACGGCTGCATGATCTGGTGGGGCAGTTGTTCTTTACCGTAGACACGCACCCCGGGTATCACCCGCACGTGGCGGTAGTCTACCTCAAGCCGGGCCTGGGGCGGCAGTACGGCGGTGACATGCGTTTCTACGGGCTGAGCGTGAGCTGTGATGAGTTGACCGTCTCCGACCAACGCGGCCACGCGCAGCGGCTACGGTTGGGGCAGCCGGGAGATGTGCCGCCGCAGATCGAGCGCAACCGGCACTATTTCGCCAACCCGGTCGCACGCGGTGAGAGCGCGGCGCGCCAGGACCTGGCCTTCTGGGAGCGCGTGGCGCTGAAGCGCGCCCGAGAGGGCAAGCGCCAGCGCCCGTGGACGTCCGACGCGCTGCCGGCGGCGCTGGTGGAGGCCGTCGACGCCGAGTTGGCCGGGGCGCGCACGGTGGCGCAGGTGCGTGAGGTGTTTGCGCGCCAACGCGGCCACACCGAGCCGCCGCCGCAGTGGCTGCTCGACCACGTGGCCCGAGCCGAGAAGGAGATCGGGGCCTGGCACCAGCGCGCCACCGATGAGGTGCTGAGGCGCATGGCCAACGTGAGGGGGCCGCGATGACCGCGGCCCAGGTGGCCGCGGCGGGCACCTGGCAGCCCGACTACTGGTCTGGCCCGCAGCACGGGCGCACGCGCATCGCCGACGTGGCGCTGCGCAGCTTCCCGGAGCTGGTGGCGCTGGCCCTGGCCGGGCTCGAGCGGGACCCGACGCTGGTCGGCATCCTGCTGCGCCTCGACACGCAGGCGTTTGTTCTGAGCCTGCAGGCGTGTGTGCGGGCGGCCGGCGGCGATGCGAGCCTGGTGGCGCTGAGCAACCCGGCAGTCATCGCCGACTTGCAGGCCGAGGCCGACAAATGGGCGGCCAAGATCATTGACACGTTCGGCAAGGATCTGTTGCGCTTCGTAGCCGAGGCCGAGGCGCAGGGCGCGACCGAGGCCGAGCTGCCGGGGCTGATCGCGCAGTGGAACTTACAACGCTCGGCCTGGAAGGATGCGCAGATCGCCATCACGGAGTCGGCTCGCAGCGCCGGCCTGGCGCAGCGCCAGTTCATCGACCGCAGTTACGCTACAGGCAAAGCGTATTTCGGCAACAGCCTGCAGTGCGATATTTGCCAGGACGTGGCCGCGGAGTGCCCGCTGCCGCTGGATGACGAGCGGGTTGGCGACATAATGCACCCGAACGAATTGGACTGGTGGACCATCGAATACGACCCCGTGGAGGAGCCATGGACGGGCCAGTAGAGCCACAGGGTGCGGCGTTTAGCCGCGAAGATCTGGAGCAAATAAAGCGTCGACTGTCGTCGGCCTGCCTGAGCCCGTGCCGGGCGGAGGCGGCTCCGTGCCCATCTTCACCGCCCAGTCGGGGACCATCAACAGCCGGCCGGGGCAGCTCGAGCCCGGCTACGGAGTCGAGCGGTAGGAGGCACCTGTGGAAGTTTTGACCGAACGCCTCGGGCCCGCCCGGGTGATCGCAGCCGACGCGGCGGTAGCGCGCATCCGGGGCACCTGGCTGCCGGCCAACGCGCGCTCGAAGAACCGGCGCTTCTACCCGGCTGATACCGTGGCCCGGGTGGTGGAGCGAGCGCAGGCGCGACTGGCCGCCGGCGGCGCGATCACCGTGTTGGGGCGCCACATCGATGAGGACAATGATGAGGCGCTGGGCACCATCGGCAAGGTCACGCGCGTCTGGCTGCGTGGCGGCAACGGCCGTTTCGAAGCCGAGATCGCCAACACCTCCAAAGGCCGCGACGCCGGCGCCCTGATGGCCGGTGAGTACATCCGGCATGTCTCGCTGCGCGCCGAGGAGAACAGCCAGGTCACCGAGCGCGGCAGCCTGGACGGCGAGCCCATCGACATCGTGCGTGATTTCGAGCTGGCCGGCATCGACACGACCATCCGGCCCGGCATCGATACGGCAGTGATCGACCAGGTGGAGCTGCTGGAGTCGGTGGACCCGGCGCGGGTGCGCGGGAAGCGGGGCGAGATGCGCGAGGAATTCGGGGCGAGCGCGCAGTGGGCCCGCGACTGGTACGAGACAGTGCGCCAGGCGGCCCGGCGCGGGCAACTACGCTTCACGACCATCGACGCCGTGTGCCACGATGTGCTGCCGCTGGTGGAGGCGGCCCACTTCAAGCGCCCGGGCCACTACACCAAGAGCGACCGGGCCAAGATCCCGGCAGCGGATTTCGCCGGGCCATCGCAAACTTACCCTATCGTAACCCAGGCCGATGTGATGGATATCCCGAGCCTGTTGCACCATGCGGCCGACCCGGCCGCGGTCAAGCGCAAGGCGATCAGCATTGCCCGGCGCAAGGGTTACCGACTGCCTCCAAGCTGGCAGAAATCCAAGACCAAGGAGCACGCAGAAATGGCTCAAAAGAAGATCGCCGGCGCGCAGGCAGGCAAGCCGGCCAACGGGGAACGGGCGAAGATCGTGGAGCAGGCCGCCGCGGCGCTGCGCGACGCCGGCAAGAAGCTGGTGGAGTGCGAGCTGTCCGACGACGAGCTCGAGCAGGCCAAGGCCCTGGTCACGCGGCTCGACGAGCACACCGACCAGGCCGAGCAGATCACCGACCAGTTGATGCGCGTGCTGGGCGCCACCGACGTGGATGACGATGACCACGAGGATGGCGACGGCCAGGAGCACGCCAGGGGCGGGGGGCGCAAACTCCGCGAGGCGCGCATGCGCTCGGCGGCCCGCGGCGCGCTCATGAAGATGCACAACCAGCTCGCCGGCTATGGCGGCCTGGAGTGCGCGCCGAAGGAAGACGAGGACGAAGACGAGGATGAGGATGAAGACGAAGGCGGCTTCGGCCGGGCGCCCAAGATGCACATCGCCAACATCAAGGCGGCCCACGACGGCATCGCCAGGATGCTGAAGCTGGAGTGCGCGCCGAAGGAAGACGAAGACGAAGATGAGGATGAAGATGAGGATGAAGATGAAGATGAGGATGAAGATGAGGGCAAGCGCCGCGAGTCGTTGCGCAGCCTGATCCGCCACGAGATCCGGGAGGCCCTGGAGGGCGGGCCGGCCACAGGTCACCGCAAGGGCGCGCCGCGGGCGCGCGAGGCGGCGGCGCGGCCGGAGGCCGATGAGCATCTGGCCAGGGCGCTCGAGCTGCTGAGCGAGTCGCAGGCGAAGACCAATCGCACGCTACGCCGGCTGAGCGAGGACCTGCCGAGGCAGGCCGCTGACGCCGCCGCCAAGGCTGCCGCCAAGGTGGCCTGGCGCCCGGACCGCCGCACGCAGCACGTCGAGAACGCCGACGCCGGGCAGCCACCCGACGAGGCCGCCGCGCTGCTGGCCAAAGTCAACGACAAGAAGGTCCCGATCGAGCAGCGTATCTTCGCGGCCGCCAAAGCCTTCGAGGACGCCACCAAGGCGCCAGAGGGCTAAGCGCGGCGCAGGCCGGGGTGCCCTCTGGGGTGCGCTCTGGGCCCTGCGCCTGATCACTGACAACTGAGCCCATAATAGCGGAGACAGGCGCCCGCTCGGGGCACCCTCACGGGAGGATGGCCCGAGCGGGCGCCTGTCTCCGCAAAGGATGCGACACGATGGCCCTGATCCAGGATCTGCGGGAAGCGCTCACGGCCGGCGGCGGGGGAGCCGCCTCGGCCCTGATCCCGAAGATCATCAGCCCTTTGCTCCTGGAGTACGTGCGGCGCTTCGCACCGCTGCACACGGCGTTCCCACGCCAGACGTGGGCTAGCGACATCTACTACTTCAACCAGCGCAATCAGCTGCCGTTCGCCCAGATGGTGGTCGAAGTGCCGCCGTTTTCGGGCACCGGCAGCGTCACGCCGTCGAACAGCAACTACCTGCAGAAGAGCTTCACGATCAAGCATGTGCAGTCCAACGGCGATCTCTCCAAGTTCGCCCAGAAGGTGGCCAACGTCAACGGCTCGCTGCTGGCGTTGGAGCTCGAGGGCGCGGCCCGCAACTACGGCTGGCTCGAGGAGTGCCTGTACCTCCACGGCTGCGCCCAGGCCACGGCGCTGACCTGGCGCCCGCAGTTCGATGGCCTGAGGCAATTGATCGCGCCGGCCAACTTCCTGGACGGCGCCACGCTCGGCAAGACGACCGGCATTTTCGACTTCACGGTCCTCGACGCCCTGATCGACACCGTGCGCGCCCCCTACGCCGCCAACCTGAGCGGCGAAAACTACTTCTTCGTCATCGGCCCGAAGATGCAGAGCAAGGCGACGGAGATCCTCTCGCTCAACATGCGTGTGGAACCCACCATGCGGCCCCTGCAGCCCAAGACCGACGGCGGCGTGCTGGGCGCGCCGGTGGTCACCGACACGGTCGACCCCGGCGTCGAGTGCTACTGGTACCGCGGCATCCCCATGGTGATGAGCTCTTTCGCGGGCCCGTTCGGCACCATGGGCAGCGTGGCGGCGGGCACCCAGGGCACCAGCACAACGCCCTTCCTTCTGGGCGACGTGCGCAAGTACGTCATCAGCGCGATCCACTACTACGGCGAGACGCTCTGCTCGGGCGAGCTGAGCGTGACCATCTCGGCGGCCGGCAACACCGTGTCGCTGACCTGGTCGACGCCCACGATCCTGGATCCCTTCGCCAACGTGCTGCCGATCCTGGCCTACTGCATTTACGAGGCCGGCTCGCCCGGCGCCAACGGCACGACCGGCGCCGAGACGCTGCTGGCCATCGTGCCGGCCAACAATCCGACCACGGATGCCTACCAGACCGGTTTCACCGACACGGGCGTACCGTCCACCGTCAGCAACGCCTGGTACCAGTACGGCGCCTCCGGCGATGGCGCCCACTTCCCGCTCTTCCCGGTCTCCGGTAACCCCGGCAGCCTGGGCGAGGAGCGCATCTACCTGTGCAGCCGCGACCCCGAGCTGGTGGTCGTGCCGGCGGTGACCGACACGGAAACGGTCATGCTGGCGCCGATCAATGCGCGCAGCGTACAGTATGCTCTCATATCTGATCTAGTATTAGCAATGAGAGCGTCACTGTTTGCGGCCTGTGCGGAGCGCGTGCGCTTCGCCTGATCTGGCCCCCGGGTGGGGGACTCCTCCTTTGGTAGCCCTGGGCCGTTGGCCATGGCGGCCCAGGGCGAGGGGAAACACGAATGGAGCAGACCATGAAACGCTACGCCTCGAAGCTGCTGATGGCGCTGGCTGCCATCTGTCTCATCGCGGGCCTGGCCTGCGCCGGCGCCCTGCTCGCGCGCCCGGCGCTGGCCGATCCCGGCGCGCCCTCTCCCGGCGCGGTGGGCACGCTCAAAACCTACACCTTCGAGCCGACGACCCAGATCACGGGCACGACCACCGTCTACTCGACGTTCCCGCTGCTCGTGCCGGCCGGGCAGATCACCTACGCCGCCTCCAACATGGACAACTGGCACGCGGCTGACGTCTTCGTGACCGGCCAGGTGGCCAGCACCAAGCTGCTGACGGTGACGGCCCAGCTCAGCCCGGACGGCGTCAACTGGGCCAACGCCTTCTATCGCTACGTGGCGCCCACCCTCACCTCGACCTCCGTGGCCGTGTCGCACAGCGGCTCGATCACCTCGACCACCACCACGGCCACCACCAGCAGCGCGCTGGTCAATCAGGCCTATCAGCTCGCGTTCAACAGCACGACGGCCAGCACCAGCTATTTTCAGATGCCGGTCGCCGGCGAGTGGCTGAGATTTCAGATCCAACACACCGGCACGGTCACTCCTACCATCGTCGTGACCCTGCGTAGCCAGTAGGCCAGCCGAAGAGCTTGCCCCGAGCGGCAGAGAAGGGGGGGGGGATCCATGGCAGTCAAGGTTTTGCTCGTCAACCCTGGCCACGACATCGAGCAGGTCGGGGCCAACAATCACACCTATCAGGTGGTGGACGGCTTCTGTCTGGTGGACGTGACGCCGTTCCGGCAGACCGACCCCCGCGCTGATGCGGCCGCCGACGCCATCGAGATCTGCAAGCTGCCAGCAGCCATGCCCTACGGGCCGCCGCGCTTCCGGGCGGCCTCGCCGGGCGAAGTGCAGCAGTGGCAGCAGGTGCAGGCCGCCGTGCAGGCCCAGGTGGCCGCCGATGAGGCCGCCGACGCGGCCCGAACCGGCAAGAAGTAAGGCGATGCCGCGCCAGTATGTCAGCGTCGGGGACTTCTGCAGCGAGCCGATGGGCCTCGCCCTGGGCGCGCCGTCGCTACCGCCGGGCACGGTCGCCAAGGTGCTCTTCCGGGCCTCGGCGCGCTGCGACTGCTTCTGCCGGCGCAAGCTGGTGCAGTGCGGGACCACGACGCTGGCCGCGGCAGCCACGCCGGGCGCCACGACGCTGAGCCTGACGTCCAGCCTGGGCTTCGACGCGGAGCCGGACACCGTGGCGCAGATCGGCACGGGGCTGCCGACGCAGGAGCGCCTGCAGTGCGCCGGGCTGCACCTGGCGCGGCCGATCGTCGCGCCTTACCCTGGCACACTGACTTTGTATCAGGGCCAGGCGCTGGCCAACGCCCACGGCGCCGGCGAGACCGTGCAGCAGTTCTACTACGAGCAGCTTAATCCATTGGGGGCCAGCACGTCCGCCATGGATCAGTACTTCGATTTTACGCAGCAAGGCCAGGTCGCCTACGCCCATGCGCCGAAGTGGGGCCTGGGGCAGAACATCCGCACGTTCTTCCTCAAGCACACGCCCATCCTGCAGCTGGTGGCGTTCGCGACGGCCTACCCGTGGGCCAACGTGCTGGATCCAGCCACCATCACGGACCTCTTTGTCGAGTTCGTGGAGGGCTGGCTGCGGCTGCCGATCGGTTACTTCAGCCCGCCGGACAGCGTGATCCACGTCACGTACAACGGCGGCTTCGCCTCGGTGCCCGAGCAGGTCTACGAGGCGGTGATCTTCGAGGCGGCTGCCGAGCTGGGGCAGTCGCAGAACCCCTACGGCGTGCTGAGCTTCAAGCGCGCCGACTATGCCGTAAATTTCCGCTCCGGGGCGTCCAACCGCGACGACGAGGAGCGCATGTACAGCGAAGACGCCAAGAAGATCCTGAAGGATTTCCGGCGCCTGACGATGTAGGGGGCACGATGCTGGGAGACAACGCGGTGGTCGATATCTGGCGCAAGGGCGCTTACGACCCCGACACGGGCACCACGCCGGGCTACAGCCTGAGCACGGCCCACGTGTCGTGCTACATCTACGACCCGAGCAAGTCCGTCGAAGCCCGCGGATTTTCCGTCAGCTACGAACTTGTGATGAGCTGTGATTGGAACGTGAGCATTCAGGGACAGGACCAGATCGTCGGCTGGAATCCGCTGAGCCTGGCGCCGGCGCCCGTCTTCGTGGTCGACCACGTGGCGGCCAGCCCGGGCGGTATCGGCAGCCATAAAACTGCCTACTTGAACGCGTTTAGAGGGTAGCAATGGACCTCGGCATCGTGATCGACTCGCACCAGCTGGACGAGGAGGCGCAGCGGCTGGTCGAAGCGGCCGCCGCGGTGCAGGCCGGCCTGCCCGCGCAGTTGGGGGCGCTGGCCGAGACCGTCAGGCGCATCTACCAGGGCGCGGTTATGGCCGCGCAAGACCGGCCGGCTGGTCAGCGAGACGAAGGGTGAGACGGCGCTGGCCACGGACAGCGCCACGATCACGTTCACGTCGACGCCCTATACGCGGTATGTGATCGAAGGCACCGGCCTGTACCACGAGCCCGACGCGCACGACCGCATCCGGGCCCGGGCAGGCAAAATGCTGCGCTTCGAGATCGGCGGCACGGTGCTGTACCGCAAGTCGGTCAAGGGCCAGCACGCCAACCCGTTTCAAACGAAGGCCTGGGATGTGGCCCAGCCGGCTATGCAAGCGGCGCTCGAGCTGTCGGGCACACAGCTATTGCTGAGCTTCAAGGCGTAGGGGGAGTTATGGATTATAGGGTCATCGCGGCCGCGACGAACTACGAGTTGCAGAGCGAAGTGCAGCTGGCCCTGGCGGCCGGCTGGCAGCTCGCCGGCGGCGTAGCTGTAGCTTTTGGGATACAAAAGAGCCACGCACACTGGTGCTTCGCCCAGGCGCTGGCCAGGCCAGATGCAGGCCAGCTGGCGCAGCGCCTTAGCGAGGCTGTGGGCGAAGCAGTCGAAGACTTTGTACGCAACGAACGGCACGCAGTGCCCGCGGCAGCGGCCAAGCCCGCGACGCCCAAACCAGAGCCCAGCGCAGGGCTAAACCCGGAGCGGTGACTATGGGCACAACTAATGCATTCTGTTTCGGAGCGTTGACGGGCGCCGCTCTCGTTACGGTGTTCTGGGTCGGTCTCACCTTCTGGCTGCGGCTGGCTTCAGACAACGACGAAAAGCCTTGGGCAGCGGCCCCGGGACAGCTGGGTGATCCGCCCTGTGGTGGGTCGCACGTCATTCCGCCTCCGCCTCCGCCCTCGCCTGACCTGTGGGAGCTCTAGCGATGACCGCCGCCACCGTCATGAGCGCCCTGGGCCAGGTCCTGCCGGCCGGCACGCGCGTACAAACCGTCGTGCAGGAGAGCGTGCTCGAGCTGCTCAACGGCGCCAGCAACTGGCCAGCCATCGTGATCTACTGCGATGCCACGGAGGAGACCTACGCCGCGGCGCACATGAAGCAGGAGATCCATACCATCAGCGTGGCCTTCTTCGACCCCTGGGACTCCAGCACGCGCACGGTGGCCCAGCTGGCTGCCGACGCGCGCACGACGCTCGAGCAGATGAAGGCCAACCTGCGGGCCAACAAGACGCTGAAAATCAGCGGCGTGCCCTGGGCGCTGGAAGCGGACCATCACATCCACACGCTGCCCCTGGGCATCGCCGACAAGATCGAGGTGGGCGGCAAGACCTACGCGCTGCCCATGAGCATGTACACGGCGATCCTGGTGCTCGAGGAGCTCCGGGACCTGTGGTTCAGAGAGCTGTAGCGCGCTGGCGCCACACGGAGGTTTACGGTGACTGAAACTGGACCTTACATCGGTAGTTACGGCGCCCTGGGCTATGCCAAGGAGCTGACGCTCGGGACCCCGGTGGCAGCCACGGGCTACGTACCGTTTGCCGACGTGTCGCTCGAGAAAGACCCCGGCATGATCGCCGTCAAGGCGGCACGCCAACAGCGTGAGCTGTCGGTGTACTACGTGCCAGGCGAGCAGAAGATCTCGGGCACGCTGTCCTTCCCGCTCTTTGCCATCATGGGCATGCCCCTGGTGGTGGGAGCTATCGGCTACGACAAATATGTGACCGGCTCGGCGCCGCTCACGCCCACCACGCTGGCCGGCGCGGCCGCGGCGGCCGCCACCAGTATCAGCACGGCCGCCAGCTTCAGCGCCAGCGACGTCATCGAGATCGACACGGGGCCGCAGGCCGAGACGCGCACGGTGACAACCGTGACAGGCGAGGGGCCGTACACGGTGAATTTCAGCGGCGGCCTGGCTTACAGCCACCTGGTAGGCGCCACCGTGGCCAAGCTGGCCACGGCCGGCACCATCTCGAGCGCCGCGGCCGCCGGCGCCGGCTCCGTGGCCAGCGCGCTCAGCGTGACCGAAGGCGAGTTCGTGCAGATCGGCACGGCCGGCAACGGCAACGCCGAGGTGCACCAGGTGCTCTCGGACACGGCCGACACGATCACCTTCGCCGCCGGCGAGACGTTGCTCTACGCCCACAGCTCAGGCGACGCCATCGTGCAGGTGGCTGCGCCGTTCCTGCACTGGATCTTCCAGCAGAACGCCGTGCAATCGTTCACCCTCGAGGAGGACTTGGGCGGACTGGCCTCGATCCAGTGGGCCGGCATCGTGCCGTCGAAATTGAGTATCAAGGGCACGACCAAGACCGAGGCCCAGGTGCAGCTGACCTGCGACGGCCAGAGCGACACGCAGATTGCGCCCACGACGCCCAGCTTCAGCGCCGACCAGCCCTTCGTGCTGGCTGGGACGCAGATCTCGGCGCTCAGCGCGGTCGACCTGGCTGCGGAGTCGTTCGAGCTGGACGTCGACAATCAGACCGAGCCGCGTTGGACCTACAGCGGCAAGCGCAGCCCCACCTATCTGCCGTCGAAAGGCCGCGTCGTCGGCTTCAAGATGACGCGCAGCCTGCAGGACATGAGCTACTACGACGCGCTGCCGTCTGTGACGGCCACCACCGTCGTCACCGATCAGGTAGAAGCCGTGTACCTGGTCAGCGGCAGCGACGCCCTGCTTTTCAGCATCCCGCAGGGCACGACGATCAAGCTGAGCCAGCCTGAGAAGGTCGGCGAGGTCATCATGCAGGACCTCAGCTTCCAGGCCTTCCTGGGCACCAACGCCAACAGCATGACAGCCGCGCTGGCGACGCAGCAGTGGCTGCCGTACTGAAGGGCGTCGCGAAAAGGGAAATCAAAGGGAAAAAGGGAAATAAGGCGCGCCGGATGTTGGCGCGCCAGCACCAGGGGAGGAACTGTGGACATGGACTATTTCGGGGCGAACGGCGTCGTCATGCAGACGGACGTCGTGGAGCTGCCCTATACGGTGGATGGCGAGACGAAGATCTTCCACGTGACCGTGGGCATGCTGACCGAGGAGCAGGATCAGGAGTGCCAGGCGTTCCTGCGCGGCGGGCAGAAAGCCACCTCGCGCACCGTATCGAAGCTGGAGCGCGGCCAGCGCCAGCCCAGCGATACCCAGCAGATCACCGAGCTCAGCCTGGATATGAAGGCCTACCGCGAGGCCGTGCTGTTGCGCGGCATCCGTGAGTGGGACTTGACCTACCAGGGCGCGGTTGTGGCGATCGACGCCGCGCACGTGCACAAGCTGTCGGACCGCGACGCCTCGCTGATCTTCGAGCGCATCAAGGAGCTCAGCGAGCTGCCCGATAAGGAGCAAGAGGGAAAATAGCCCGGGCCGCCGCGGCATTCTTCAGGGCACGCGGCGGGAACCCGGCGGACCTGCCCCTGATCGAGTTCTACCAGTTGGGCGAGCTCCTGGGCTGGAGCTGGGACGATTACCAGGCCACGCCGCGCGTCGTGCGGCGGCTGTGCTACCTCTACGCCCAGGCCGAGAGCCAGGCGCGGGCCGCTGAGGCGGAAGCGAGACGGAGGGCGTGAGCGCGCTCAGGGTGTTGCTGTGGGGGCGGACGGCGGCGCGGTGTGGAAGTCCTCGTAGGGTACCCAGCCGCGGAACCCTCGGCAGCTGCCGCTCAGCACTTCGAACGGGAAGGCGCCAAAGGGTGCCTGGGTGGAACCGGGGCCCACGCGTGTGCCGGGCTCGGTCCAGCAGGCTTCGCCCAGCGCCACCCATTGCTGGAACTGGCCGTAGTCTGCAGTCATGCTTTGGTGTACGGGGCTGATGATCGGCACAGGGGCGGTGGAATCTTGGGCAGACCACAGGTAGCCGGGCAGGGCCGGATTGTCCTTCGACAGATCGAACGGCGTCGCAGTGGCGGCGCCCGGCTTGGACTTACCAAGGCCAGACACCCAATTACAGAAGAGAATCACGAGCAGGACCATGACGACGAAGCCAAGCAGTAGCTCAAGTGGAGACCGGTGGGTGCGCGCGGATTTCATGAATACCTCCTGGCCACAAGGCAACGGCGCATCAAGGCAATTCAGTGCGCGTATTCTCGCGCCGGTCAGCTCAGTTGTCTATGGGTGAGCAGAGCTAGGGAGCGGCCAATGGCTGATGAGTTGACGCAAAGGGTCATATCCATAATTTTGCGGGCGGAAAACCAAATGAACGCCGACGTCGACGCGGCGGCCGGCAAGCTGCAGGGCCTGAGCGCCACCGCGCAGCAGGTGGGCCGCTCGATGCAGGTCATCGGCGGCTCGATGATGCTGGCCGGCGCCGGCTTGGCCGCCGGCATCGGCGTGGCGGTCAAGGCCGCGGCCGATTACGGGCAGGCCACCACCGCACTGGTGACGGGCGCCGGCGAGTCGCAGAGCGCCATCGCCGGCGTATCGGACGCGATTCTGAAGATGGCGCCGGCTATCGGCTCGGGGCCGACGCAGCTGGCCCAGGGCCTCTACATGATCGAGTCGGCCGGCTTCCATGGCGCGGCAGGCCTCGAGGTGCTGCAGGACTCCGCCATGGCCGCCAAGGTAGGCCTGGCCGACCAGGCCACCGTCGCCGATGCCACGACCTCGGCGCTCAACGCCTACGGCCTCGGCGCCGATCAGGCCCAGCACGTCACCGACCAGCTCCTGCAGACCGTGAGCATGGGCAAGATGCACATGCAGGACCTGGCCGGCTCCATCGGGACGGTGCTGCCGGCGGCCGCCGCGGCGGGGGTGGGGCTGGACCAGGTGGGCGCGGCCCTGGCCACCATGACCGAGCAGGGCACCGACACGAGCACGGCGGCGACTTACCTGCGCATGGCCCTGCTGCGCATGCAGGACGTCACCGGGCCGGGCCAGAAAGCCCTGGAGTCCATCGGGCTGACGGCGCAGCAGATGGGCAACGTGTTGACCACGCAGGGCCTGCTGCCGGCGCTGCAGCTGCTGCAAGAGCATCTCGACGAGCATTTACCTGAAGGCTCGGCGGCCGCCAACGCGGCGCTGACGACCCTCTTTGGCGGCGTGCGCTCCGGGCAGGTGGTGCTCGAGCTGGCCAACGGCCACCTGGCCCAGTTCTCGCAAAACCTGCAGGCTATGGACCAGGCCAGCGCCAACGGCGGGCGGACGATGCAGGGCTGGGCCACCATCCAGGGCACGGCCGCGCAGCAATTCAGCCAGCTCTCGGCGACGGTGCAGGTCGCGGCGATCCAGCTCGGCAACGCCTTCATCCCAGCCCTCGAGCACCTGGCCGCCATCGTGCTGCCGATGGTCGCCGGCATCGGCAACTTCGCCAAGGCCCACGCCGATCTCACGGCCAAGCTGGCCATCGGCACGGCCGCCGCGCTGCTGATCGGCGGCGCCTTCCTACTGCTCTCCGGGACGGTCACGATCATCGGCGCGGCCTTCACCGCCGTACTGATCCCCGTCATCGGGGCGGTGATCACGGCCATCGTGGGCCTGGGTGCGCCGGTGCTGACAGCCGTCACGCTAATCGGCGCCCTCTATGACGCCTGGGCCCACAACTGGCTGGGCATCCACGACATCGTCGCTAGCGTGGTCAACGCCATCTCCAGCACCCTGGTGAAGTTTCTGGACTGGCTGGCCAACATCGGGATCCTGCCGCAGAGCTGGAAGGACGCCCTGTTGGAGTTCCCGGCGCAGGTGGCCGGCGCCGTGAGCGGGGCGGCCGCGGCCGTCAGCGGCTTCGTGAGCACCACAGCCGGCAGCGCGGGAGGATTCCTGGGCAACATCTTCTCCCCCACGACGACCGGCAACCCGTTCAATCTGAATGCCGCGCTGGCGGCCTCGGGCTTCGACATGTCGACGCTGAGCGGCGCCGCGGCCGGCGCGGGGGAGGCAACCCTCGGCGCGACGCCGGACACCAGCGGCATCGACGACATGGGCGACGCCGCTGGCGCAGCCGGCGAGAAGCTCAGCAGCCTGGCCTCGGCGACGGAGAGCGTGGTGACCTCCATGCAAAGCCTGATCTCGAAAGGCATTTCGTCGTTCGCGGCGTTGGCGCCGGGCCTGAATCCGGACCTGCTCAAGCCGGGCGCCAACGGACCGTTCGAGGCGTTCGGGCGCTTGGCCGACGTGGCCGAGAACCTGGGCAAGCGCATGGACCAGGCCGGCGCCCCGGAGCACTACGTCATGAAGGGCCATCGCGAGGTGCTGGAGAAAGGCGCCCAGGAGGTCGATACCGCCAGGTGGGCGGCGACGCTGACCGACCAGGCTGGCGTGTCCCTGCAGCAGGCTGCCGCGGCGGCCGGCATGGACATCCAAAGTTACGCCAGAATGGTGACGACCAAATTTCAGGAGGGTCTGGTCATGGACCCCGACGTGCTGCGCTGGATCAACCAGAAGCAGTTAGCGCAGATGTACCAGACCCAGAGCGAGGCCGAGTTGCAGCAGCATACCCTGGCCAGCCAGATCATCGGCAACAATCCCGCCGCGCTGGCCGAGGGCCTGGCCGCCAAGGGCTTCACGCTCGATCCGGCCACCACGGCCATGCTGGCCCAGGCGGCCAAAGACAATACGCTCCAGGAGCTGAAGAGTACGACAGGCACCGAGCTGCCGAAAATCGCCGCGGCCGTCACGGCCGGCGCCGATCAGATCGTCAACCAACTGGCAGGGAGGAACACGCCGGCCACTACAGCAGCCGGGCAAGCCTCTCAGGCAGGTCCGGTCAGCCCGCTGCCAGCCAGCACGATGTACGCCAGTGTGCCCGCGACAGTCACGGCGCCGATCGCTCCAGGTGGTCTCTCTGCGATGGTAACACCCCCACCTGCGAGCGCGCTGCTCCCTCCCAACATGGGGAGCGCGCTGCTCCCCCCCAACATGGGGAGTGCGCTGCCCAGCACCTACCTGCCGCTGGTCCTGCCGGACAGCACCGGCGCACAGATCGCCGACGCGGTCAAGGCCTGCTTCCTGCCCGGCCACGGGCCCACGGCGGCGCAGGCCGGCGGTTGGACGGGACCCACTATCGGCGCCAACCCCTGGGCCCCGCTGCCGGGGCTGAGCCCGGCGCCGCAGCCGTTCGGCCAGATCGGCGCCACGGGCGTCGCCGGCGCCACGACCAACACCTTTACGGTAACGGTCTCGCCGGGCGCGGTGCAGGTTTCGGGCCACGGTGGTCCCGACAGCCAGGACCTGGCGCAACAAGTAGGCGAGACCGTGGCGCAGGCTCTGCAGGCGTTCGTGCAGAGCGCGCGCAGAGCCGTGGGTGGCGCGGCCAGCGGCGCGCCGGGCAACCCCTGATGAACACCAGCAGTGAGGATGTAGGAGTGAGAAAAGAGACCGGACCTCTCGTCCCACTCCTCTTTGCTTGTTTCTGAGGTAGGCCATGGCCGGCGACGCGTCTTTCGGCTCCTGTACGTTCGACATCATCTTCCCCGACATGGGCGACGACACTGAGGCCGTGGTCACCTTCCAGCACGTGCCCTATTCGAACGTCACCTACGCCGACAGTGCCGGCGTCAAGGAAAACCCGCAGGACCTGAAGCTCTACTTCGACGTCGAGAGCGACTACTACGCGCTCAAGGGCGCCGTGGACAGCATCGCTACCCTGAGCTACGTCGCCGGGACCTACCCGAACATGTACCTACAAAGCCTGAAGCGCACTCAGCGCTACCCGGGCGGCCAGACCTTCGCCGATGCGGTCTTCGTGGCCGTGACACCGGGCTGAAAGAAGAGGAGTGCCATGGATAATTTTTCAAACGCGTACGCCACGACGCTCGGCGGCGCGGTGGACAATGCCACGACGTCGATCCCCGTGGCCTCGGTGGCCGGCGCGCCGGCCTGCCCCTTTCGGGCCCTGATCGACGGCGAGCTGGTCATTGCCACCTCGTTGAGCGCCCTGACCTACACCGTCACGCGCGGCGCCGAGAGCTCGGGGGCGACGGCGCACAGCTCGGGGGCGGCCTTCACGCACATCGTCACGGCGGCGGAGCTGAACGCTTTTGTAGGCGGCCCCTCCTCGGCCACGGCAGGGCACCTCGCCGTCTTCGCCGACACCTCGGGGCGCCTGCTGGAGGATGGCGGCGCGGTGCCATCAGGGGGCATGTCCAATCCCATGACCAGCCAGGGCGACATCATCACTGGCGGCGCGAGCGGGGCGCCGGGTCGGCTGGCCATCGGAGGGGCGGGCAAGGTCCTGACGGTCAACTCCGGGGGCACAGCACCGGAATGGGACACGCCCAGCGGTGGGGGTGCCAGCCTACCCAGCTACGACACGTACATCACAAGTCTCAGCGGTCTGGTCCACCGTTGGAAGTTCAACGAGGCCAGCGGGAATTTTGCTGATAGCGTGAACGGTCTCGCCCTCGCAGCATCGGGCAGTATTGGCTATCAGCAAACCGATCCTTTCGGCAATGCCGACGCGGCGCACTTCGTGGCGAGTTCCGGCAAAGGCACGAGCTCCGGCAGCGGTTCTATCCCTTTAGGCGCAGATGCCAGAACGTTCGTGGCTCTTTTCAAGATCAACGGCGGCAGTACCGACTGCGGCATTCTAACCTATGGGTCGGCCTCCAACGGCGAGTGGTTCGACTACAAGCCGACGCTGAGCTCCAGCGCACTTTGTGACAAGGTGGAAACCTGGGGGAACGACTTGGCGGGCGTAGCCGGTCCTAGATCCGCTGATACCAATTGGCATTTGGCCGGTGTGGCCGTGGCTTCGCCGACACAGTTGATTCTCTGGATTGACGGATCGTTCATCGGGACCGTACCGTCGTTGGCCATCAATACTCAGAGCACCAACTTCATTGTCGACAACGACGGGGCTGATCTAACGATTGCCGACCTGGCCGTCTTCAGTAGTTGGATCGGGACGGCCAAGCTCAGCAAACTGTGGGACATCGTGCGCGCGGCGCTGAGCTGAGGTAAGCGTGCCCATCTTCACCGCCCAGTCGGGGACCATCAACAGCCAGCCGGGGCAGCTCGAGCCGGGCTACGCGCCAGCCGCGGCGCCGATCAGCGCGCCTGTGGTGATCCTGCGCCGGCCGGTCCTGGAGGTGCTGCTCAACGGCACGCCCATCACCAACCCCCTGGCAGCGCGGGCTCAGCTGGGCTATAACATGCGCTACGGCCAGGGCGAGGCTACCTTTCGCAGCCTCAGCGGCGTGACGATCGTGCCCTCGGACACCGTGCAGATCGTGATGGGCGCCAGCTCGGCGACGGCGGCCGCGCGCTTCACGGGCTTCCTGGCCCAGACGGCGCCCAGCCTGTACGAGCAGCTCAACAAGCTCAACCTGTGGGGCAACCTCGGCCGGGCCCAGCTGATCGCCCATTCGGGCGACACCGACATGTCCGTCTCCAGCGCGCCGGCCTGGCAGCCCAGCACAGCCTACCCCATCGCGGGCACGCCGGCAATCCGCACGGTCAACCACGCCGGCAACGTCTACGGCCTGGTCACGCCGGGCACCTCGGCCAGCTCGGGCGGCCCCACTGGCACCAGCCAGAGCATCACGGATGGCTCCTGCGTGTGGGCCTATGGCTGGCCTAACCTGGGCGTCAACGGCCACGGCGCGCCGGACCAGGCCATCGTGGCGACCCTGCTGGCCGACGCCAAGATCCTGAGCAGCTATCCGCCCCCTATCCCGGCGGCGATCGGCGGCATGGGGCGGCTGCTGGGCACCATCTCGCAGGCGCGCGGCTTCGACTGCGACCCGAACACCAAGCTTTTGGAGTTCATTGAGCTGCTGGACGGCGTGTGCGGCACGGTCAGCGGCGGCGTAGGGGGGGGCTGGCGCACCTTCGACACGCCGGATGGCACGGTCACGCGCCAACTCATCACGACGCTGCCGGCTGCAGAGCCGGCTTTTACCTTCACGGAAGGCGTGGATATCCTGCGCGCCGACATCCTGCAGGACATCACCACGGCGCGCAACCAGATCGTCCAGGACGGCTACGACGGCGACAGCAACACGCGCGAATACATCGCCCAGGGCGCCAACGGCTACCTGCTGGGCCCGGGCGGTGCGCAGTGGTACGCCACGGACAAACGCTCCTCGGCGATGATCGAGTTCGACACCGAGGCCCACCGCGTGGCCGCCGACAGCACGGGCTCGACCGGCATCTCCTGCCAGGAGGTGGCTAACTGGCAGCTCGGCGAGCAGAACCGCTTCATCGAGAAGGCCACCTTTGTCACGCAGCGCGATGACG